AATCGCCACCTTACCCCATTCGTGCTTCCCACTCAAGGCGGCACGAACATTAGACAGAAGGGTAGTGTCACGCGACAACAACCCAGCTACCGCCTGTTCCATGCAACCGTCCCTCTCCAACAACCATTGACACGCCAAGTTGAAAGCTGGATGATCTGACGCGTTTTCAAGTTGTTGAAGCCAACGAAAGGAGTCGTACAACTTATCCCATCGGCGATTCACGTCCTCGTAGGACATCATCCCATTGAGGACACGCATAAGCGGTCGGACGCCTTTGCAGATCCCGTCTATCCTATAGTCGGTATGGAACACATTTTGTAGAAAGTGAACCTCCCGACTCGAGACGAGACTCTTTTCCACCGATAAAACCATACCGAGCTCAGACAGCAGCACATCGGCCACACGCGAGTGGTTGGTACCGACGAAGCGGTACACCCCGTCATCACCCTGGACGAGAGCGTCCAAGACACGACCCTTACTGACTGAAGCGGCGTAATGAACCACCCACAAGTTAACCAAACTGCCTATCAGGTTCGTCAACACTGAACCTGAGGGAATCCCTCCACAACGTTCCGACCCCTCAAGAACTATCCATGGAGATTGGGTCGTACCTGGGAGGATAATCCCGCACCCACAAAATACGTCTCTCACGTAGTTAATGTGTGAGTGCCATGACCGGTGAAACCAACCGCACAGTATACCGAAGACTCGACGAATCACTCCCTCTGGGACTGACGCATCGAAGTTCGAAAAGTCAACCGATACGATTGGTCGCTTCGAATCACGAAGGAACCGTGTAACACCCGCATCTACCGCGGCACGCCCTTCCCAAGCACAAAAGATCGGTGAGGACCTTATAGCACTTAAGAGTGGGATCTGGATCATCTTCTCCAGATTCCCAATTACACGGCTGCATTGATAAATGACTCGAAACTTACAGAACGGACCCGAACCACGAGGTTGGCCCCTAAAACCAACAACCCCAGGGTAAGAATGAATAGACTCGTGTGGGTATCCTGAGCGTATAATACGCTCGGACGCACGCCTAACTAAAGGCAAGTGCGTTACATCAGACGCAAACACCGGCCAGCCTAAGCCCGTGCGGGCTTCTTGGAAAGCCATCTCAGCTCGTTTCAATGAGCAGAGGTTAAGCTTTCCCAAGCGGACATCGTACACACTCCTCACCGCCTCATCAGCAACTGCAAGCGCATGACCATTCACGAGTTTACACACGTGTGGCTCAAAGTAGCGACGGACTAAGTGCTCCATAGAAACACCAGTATTATCTGGTGTGGAGAATGGTGGTCTCCTGGAGTACGTACCGTGCTTAGCACGCTGCTTGATCTCAGCCGCAGAGTGGGCGGGGAGTAAGTCACACTCAGTGGATCGGTGGAAGTGATCCGGGACTTCTGGCCGATTCGGATTGACCTGGGAATTAAGACCCCGAGGTACGAGCCGAGTCGTAAAGTCACTGGCACAACCATGACCAATGAGACCCAGATAGCTTCGCAAACGTTGCAAAGCGACATCATCCGGGATTTCAGGCACCCATGACATGGGCAGCCCTCCTAGATAGGCTCTCCCTAAAGAGGTGAAG